AGCCATGAAAGAACTTAAGTATCTAGCCAGAGATACAAACGCAGCACTACTTGTATTGCACCATACTAAAGAAGGATATGAAGGCAGTCCGTGTCAGCCAAGGTCATCTATCCAAGGGCTAGTCAATCAGATACCAGCAATGGTATTGACTATTGGTCAGATGAAACAAGCAGATATGAACTACCTATGTGTAGCCGCAGTTAAGAATCGCTATGGCAAAGCCGACCAAACAGGCAACAACTATGTTACTCTCGCATTTAATCCTGAGTCTATGTATCTAGATGATGTCATAGTCAGGTACATGCCACCACATCAGGAGGAATTAGAGTGAGTAACCCACGCAAAGCAAAAGGTTCTAGCGCAGAAAGAGATGTAGTTAATTGGTTAAAGAAATGGTTTCCATACGCAGAACGTAGAATAGCAGGAGCACATCTAGACAAAGGAGATATAGCAGGAGTTAACGGTGTAGTTATAGAGGTAAAGAATCATAGACGAATAGATTTATCTGCATGGATAAAAGAATTAGAAATAGAAATAAAGAATGACAAAGCATGGACAGGCGTAGTATTACACAAACGTATAGGTAAAGGAGATGTAGGAGAATGGTATGCAACAATGCCAGCAAAATTATGGATAGAATTAATCAATAAAATCAATGATAAAACATGATGTATCTGGCTACCTACTACATGTAGGCGCCACCCTGCCAGCAGTTGGGCATGGCTGGCGCAAGATGAAGTGTCCTTTTCATGGTGACAAGCATGCATCAGCAGCAATAAACTATGAAGACAATAGATTCAAATGCTTTGGCTGCGAAGCACAAGGTGATGTGTATGATTTAATAATGTATAAAGAAGGAGGTAATTATATTGAGGCTGTCAAATTCGCAGAGAGCATATCTCTTGCAGGCAACAGACCAGTACAAAAAGGATTTACATCTGGCAGAAAAATATCTTTTAACTCGGCATCTATCGGTAGAAGAGGGCAGAACATTTAGTCTAGGTGTAGTGGCAGACCCATTGCCAGGACATGAGGCATACAAAAATAGATTAGCAATCCCTTACATCACACCGTCAGGTGTGGTTGATATACGCTTTAGAAGTATGAACAATAACGAAGACCCAAAGTATATGGGTGTACCTGGGGCTAAGACTACAATGTTCAATGCACAAGTAGTACTAACAGCAGGTAGTTATGTATGTGTAACCGAAGGTGAAATTGATACAGTTGTTTTGTCAGTCAAGACAGGGCATCCATCAGTTGGTATACCTGGAGTTAACAACTGGAGACCATACTATGCCAAGATACTAGATGACTTCGAAACAGTAATCGTATTAGCAGACGGTGACAATGCTGGCCTAGAGTTTGGCAAAAGACTAAGCCGAGAACTACATAATGTTAACCTGTTGCAGATGCCAGAAGGGCATGATGTTAATAGTATTATTGTACAAGAAGGAAAGGAGTGGATAGATGAGCGAATTAAAAAATGTTTGGGACAGTAACGATGACTTCTGGAATTTTATTGGAGACAATAAAAAGTTAGTTGGCATCGCTATCTCTGGCAATCAAGGGCTAGACATACTTAATGCACTAAGAGATATCTATCTAACCATACAAGAAGAACCACAAGATGCACTCAAGATGCTTACACTATTAGGCACAGTTATATATGCAAGCAGCATAGGAGAAGGCAAAGAATTTGCCGATGAGATACAGGTAGTATCAGCCATGGAACAATTCGATACCAGTATGAAGGAGATGTTAGATGAAAAACCCAAGTGATGTTGATGTAATACTCAACGAACTGCGTACTATTATGATGAAGAAGCAGGAAGATTACGGACCTTTGAACATCGCCCTTGCCCCTGGCGGTGCGATGAATGGGCTGCGTGTGAGGATGTATGACAAACTGGCTAGACTAAATAACATGGCTGGTAAGGACGCCACGCCGAACTTTGAATCAATTGAAGATACCCTTATAGACCTGGCTAACTATGCAATAATAGGACTATTGGTACAAAGAGGACAATGGGAAGGCATTAACTAGCGAATGAATCAAGAGTGGGTGCAAGAGTATGATTTGCTTGTGTCCACGCTTGGCATGGAATATTCCAAAAAATATTCTATAGTTGAACCATCTGATATAAAACAAATACTATGGATGTGGTTTGTTACACACCCCAAAAAATATAAAGAGTGGTCTGAGTTACCAGCAAAAGATAAAGAAAAATTAATTGCTAAGTCATTACGCAACGCAGCCTTAGCCTATTGCGAAAAAGAAAAAGCCCGTAAGTTTGGCTACGATATGGCTGACCTTTACTACTATGACCCGTCAGTCATCGAAGCATTTTTGCCATCTATCCTGGCAGATAGTTATGAGATACCAACTAAAATCAAAGACCTTAACTTTCAGTTTGGTAAATCAGGAGAAGTCACAGATGGAAATAACTGGCTAGTTCTTAGGTCAGACATAGAGAAAGCATTCAACCAACTAGCAGAGGCTAAACAAAATATTTTAAGACTAAGGTTTACGACGGAGAACTGCGAGTGGAGTGAGTTAGGCAAAGAACTAGATACATCGGCTGATGGTGCACGCAAGCGAGTTGAACGTGCAATTAATTCATTGGTTAGAATCCTGGGTGGATGGCGTACCTTTAATGATACAGATGTAATCCTAGATAAAAATGAAGATGAAGAAACAGATGACTCAGGAACCTAAAGAGATAAAAGAATTGTTTAAGAAAGATTACACCAACGCTATGGACCTACGTGGTCATCCTATTGGAGACATATGTATATGTGGCTCAGAATTATTTACAATCATAGCAGCCTTTGAATATGGTGAAATATGTTTTTACTTTTTAGATGGTGAATGTGTAGACTGTGGCTCACTAGTAACCTTACCTACACCTCTAGATAATATAGGAATGGATTGTGATTAATGCCTTACTATGATTTTGAATGCAAAGTATGTACCAAGTTAGTAGAGATTAATGAACCCATACCGCCAATGTGCACAAGTTGCGGAGCGGTCATGGTTCGTATATGGTCAGCAGTACCAACCCATTTTAAAGGAAGTGGATTCTACTCAACAGGGGGCTAATGAGATTCAGCGATAGGCCAGCATGTGATGGTATCAATACAGAATTATTTTTCTCAGAAGACAGAGGTCAGCATACAAACTTTGCTTATATCAAAAGGATATGCGATACTTGCCCTGTACTAACCGAATGTTTTGACTATGCAATAGAGAATTTAGTGCATGGAATATGGGCAGGAACTAACAAAAAAGAAAGGGATAATTACAGAAGTAAGCATGGAATAATTGGTAAGACAGTTGTTCCAATCTCTGTATTTAATAGCAACTATGATAGTTAATTTATCTAAAGATGAAGTAAGGGTATGCACTCTATTAGCAATAGAGCGTTGGCTTACTAAGTTTGGTTCTAAAGATAAACCTAACTATGCACAAGGTAAATTAGATGGCAAATTAGAGCCAGAAATAAATGCAAACATACGAGCCAATGTATGTGAGTGGGCAGTAGCAAAACAATATAACTTAGGTTGGAATACGCCTTGGTATCCAAATGCTTTACATGCTAAACGGTATCCAATATCTGATGTAGGAAACAACATAGAAGTTAGGTCTATTAGAACTCAAACTAGTATTCCTTTTTGGGCTAAAGATAAAGGTAGAATTATTATTGGAACTAAATGTTTAGATATAGAATATTATTCTGAGGTAGAAATTTTTGGCTATATAAAACCAGAACAGTTTACTAAAGAAGAATACTATGATAGTTATATAAATGGATGGCGTGTGCCCATAACAGAATTTAGGGAGTATGATGTCAAAACTATCTGACTTTGATTTAGACCTGTCCGTTGGACATGAAGGAGAAGCATTAGTTAATGAACTACTAACTGGTGGTAAAACAATTGAGGTTAAGACAGACCTCAAGTGGAAGAACACTGGTAACTTATATATAGAAACTGTGTGCTGGTCACACAACAACAGTGAGTGGTATCCATCTGGTCTTACAACAACGAAGGCTGATTACTGGGCATTTGTATTAGAAGATGCAGTATTTATTATACCAACAAAAGATTTAAAACATGCTGTCAGTATACATGGCAGACCAATAACCTGTAATATACCACCCAATCCAAGCAAAGGTTATATAATTAAACTTGATAAAGTATTTGAGATAGTACAAGAGTTATCTAGGTAGTTAGGGGAAGACTACTTAGAAAACAAAAAAGACCCCCCGACCAGATAAAACTGGAAGGGGGGTTTTGTTTTGCTAGTGCTACTTAGTAAGCCCAAATTCTGGCGCTGACTTATCCAATGCTTTCAGGATAGGACCAACTAAACCTGCAACAAATGCTGCTGCTAATACTTTAGGGTCACGTTGTCCTGCTGTATACAACGCAACTGCTGCGGCAGCAGCGGCACGAATGTATGAGAGTGCAATTTGTTTTGCTTTTTCTTTGTCTATCATGGTTCTCCTTAAAGGAACTTAACTAACTCAGCCCAAGTTTTTGGACCGATGATGCCATTAGAATCAATTATGTCATGGTTATCTTGGAACTTAATTACAGCAGCCTTGGTCTTAGGACCATAGACTCCATCAGCAATTAAACCAAGGGCTTTCTGTACAACCTTAACACCATTGCTCTTATCCCCAGGCTTAATAGTCCCAGGAAATTCTGGCTTATCTGATACTGGTACAGCAACATTAACTTCATTGCCTGTGTAGTTAGGGCGACCAAAGCCAACGATAGATACCATTACCTTTTTCTTATTGGCAATATATCCACGAGTCTTAACCGCTACCTCACCACCATTACGCTGGTCTCCCTTAGGATTGCCAGCAGTATTACCCTCGATACAGGTAAGAGTTCCATCTCCGTTGTTTTCAATTACGATACCAACGTGAGAGATTCTATCTACGTTATCTCCAGGGAAATCAAAGAAAGCAATATCGCCAGGTACTGGCTTAGCATTCTTAGCATCAGTCCAAACGTTCATCTTTTTAAATGCACCAGCACCAGCAACAGTAGATACCATATTAGGTACTTTTACTCCTGCTTGGTTAGCACACCACATAACAAATGAACCACACCAAGGTAGGAAGTTTGCCTTAGTAAAGGCACCATACTTAGTTTCATTATCCTTTGGACCTTCAATAGTTCCAACTTCTTTTTTGGCAATCTCAATGATTGCAGCGACTGTTCCCTTTTTCATTAGTTATAGTTAGGGTCAATCTTTGCTTGCTTGTCTGCAGCCTGACGAGTCTCTACCTCTGTATCGGCAACAGTCTTTGCGCCTTTATCTACTGCAGAAAATGCTGCATTGATTTCATCAAGAGATAGTTTGCCATCATCCATAAATGCACGGGCTAACTTCTCTACTACTGCTGCTACTGCTGTAAGACCAGCCACAGTTACTGCTGTAATTGTATCTACGCCAGCAATAGCACCAGCACCAATCACAGACAGACCAGATGCTGCAAAGACAGCAACGATACGCATTAATACATTTTTAAGTGATGCCATTATTCATCCTTTGGGTTACGTAGTTTGAAAGTAATACCCCATACGAATAGGGATAAAACAATTGCATAACCAACTACAGTTTTGGCTGAACCTTCCAGCACAACCCAGGCAATAAACATACCTAGTAATGTCCATAGTTGATTAAAGATATCTGAGAACCAGGCTTTCATGGTTTCCTCCTAAGTGCGGCTACTGCACCAGCGGATGCTGCTGCTTGTGTTGCAATATTTCCAGCGATAACTGCTGCGATAATAACCTTTTCAGATTCTTCTCGTACCTCTGGTGACATGTCCGCCCCTACTTGGCCCAACGCAGCCAATGCTGCAGCAGGGTCAGTAAACAATTCTTGTAGTAAAGCAGCAGGGTCTTGCAATAAAGCAATTGCTACTGCTTGTTCTTCTGTAAGAACTACACCGTTATCTAAAGTTACTGTCTCTTCTTCTAGTTCTTCAACTGGTACCACTTCTGGTACAACTTCTGGCTCTGGTATAACTTCCTCTTCAACCTCTTCTTCAGGCTCTGTAATAGGCTCTGGAGCCTCTTCTGGCGCTACTTCCTCAGTCACTTCAGGCTCAGGCAAAGGCTCTTCCTCTTCAGGAACAACCACAGGTTCCTCTACAGGCTCAGGTACAACCACGGGAACTACTGGTGGTGTAGGTACAACAGGCTCAGGTTGAGATGTAGCCGTGCTACCATCTACTGGTGCAACAATGGTTGCCGTATCAGAAAGAACTGTTGATGTATCGGAAGGAACTGTAGATGTATCAGTTGGTGCTGGGGTTACTGTTTGGGTTTCTGTTTGGCTGGTCTGTGTCTCTTGTGCAGAACTCGCAGAAGGCGAAGGTTCGGGAGTTGGAGAAGGAGTTGGTGAAGGTTCAGGGCTACTTGACGGACTCGGAGTTGGAGTTGCACTCTCTGAAGGAGTTGGTTCAGGAGTTGCAGTTACAGTCTCACTTGGTGAAGGAGAAGGAGTTGGTTCAGATGGAGTGGGACTTGAAGGGTCAGTAATTACTCCGTTGTAATAACCAAGAGCACCACCGTTAAGAGTATCACTGACATAAATGTTATAAGGAAGAGCATAACCACCTGTGCAATAGAAGGCTGGAATGTATCCCTTATCAGCAAAGAACTGATTAGAGTTATCCCAACCTATTTGAAATGTACGTTGTTCCCCTGCAGGGTTAGCACATATAACTGACGTGTTTGCAATATCAGCATTAGCAGATGGAATCATAAAAATAGATGTTCCAAATACTAAAAAGAATACTGCTAATAAATTATTTCTTTTCTGAAAGAAGAAAATAGATTTGGTCGACACGGGTTTCCAATCGAGTAATGCGTCCCTCTAGGTTGTGTCCCCCGTTGCCATCAGGTTTAAGTTCTGATAGATAATGTTTTACTAGCCATCTAATTGAACCAGCAAAACTGGCTACAATAGTTGCGACTGCTACTGCTAAGCCAGCCCAATCTGTGCTACTCATTATACTGTCCTAATCGTAATCTCAATTACGCCTCCAAATCCATCAAACCTTCTGTCTGGTGGAGTCATACGAGTAAAAGATATCTGGTCAATAATTACTTGACGACTTTCACCAGTGGTTAAATCTTGCCAGGTAACAACATCGCCATTTTCTTCTATGTTTTCTAGTACTTGTAACCTCTGTAATGCTGAGCCTTCATAGCCAGATATTACATTGTATCTATCTGTCTCTAAATCAAAGCAGTAAACAGGAAACTTTAAGGCTCTCTGTCTAGGCGTAGCAATAGTAGCCTTTACTTGATAGCCTTTAAATATAGGACCAGTTGATGGTGTAGTTGCATCACGATTAAAAGTAAACTTATATGCTACATACTCTTGTGCAGTTTCAGGCTGAGATGTAGTTACCTCAACAGCACTTACCCCTGCTTCATATGTAATGTGGTCGTATGGAACATCATTCTTATCTACAGTTGCAAGGGTTAATGAACCTTTAGTGTAGTCACCTCGTGCTAATAGACGCTTAAAATTCTTAGGCTCAAGGGTGCCATATCTAATATAACCTGTAGTTATATAACCAGTTGTGGCTAAGACTGAGGTTGATTGAATAGCAATACCATTGCTACCTGATGTAGTAAATGCTATCTGATTTGAGTTACCTACAAAATTTACAGTAGTAGCGTAGCCAGTAGCCCCATCTAGGTAGGTATCTTTGGCGTAAGCAAATCGTAATGTCTCAAGTTCGTTACCTAAATCAATTCTATATAGCCCAGCATAACCATTAACAGAACCAGTTACCCACGCAAATCTATCTCTAAATGCAAAATCTAACCCAGTATTGGCTGCTTCAATAATTAATGGACCATAAGATAGGTCTCCATTAGTATCTGATATCGTAGCAACACGGACACCTTTGTTAGTACCGATTAATAGATATCCTAAATAAGATTCAATTTTATGGGGATACTCACCGCTAGGTAGTTGTGCTGCAACTATACCTGATGTAAGAGTTGGCATAACGCCAGCAGTACTTAAAGTAAACTTATAAATAGCACCACTAGTACCAGAGTAACCAGCAGCATAAATAGCAGAGCCACCCTCTGATATAGATGTCCAAGTCCAGTTAGCATTGGGATGAGTGTATGCAGCAGTAGGTAAGGTATGAGAAGAACTTTTAGATGCAGTTAATTCATAAATAGATGCACCAATACCACCAACTAAACGTTGTTTAACCCAGTTAAGAACTACCTTTTCACTACCAGTATTATAATATGCTGTATAGCCCGTAGTTGGTGTGGTAATAAGACCAGTGTATATATGGTCATTGTCTGCTATAAAAAGATAAGAACCATCAGTTGCAATATCAAGTATTGCAGTATCTAATCCAGCAGTAACTGCATTTGTATACTCAACCGCAGTACCAGCACTAGTATAATTTTTAATAGTCGTACTTGCTGGAATCCAGCCAAGCAGTTTATCTGTAGAACCATCTACAATAGATAAAGATTTATATACACCGCTAGTTACACCGCTAAGGTTGGCTGTTTCTTTAAGTAAGGTAACCTCACCTTTAGTCCAAACATCTACATTGTTACTATCTGTAAACCTATGTGCAACTATCTCGCCAGCAGATGGGTCATAAAACTTAATACCAGTACCATTATGAAAGGATGATTGGCTTCTTAACCACCAACCTGTAAGTGATTGCTCACCTGGCTCTTGGTTATTATCAAATTGTTCTTTACGATACGGAGCAGTCTGTCTAATGTAAGGTCGTTCATCAGCAATAGCATAGAAAAATGGTTGCCCACCTAGTGCTACATCGTATGACTCACCTGAGTTTTGCCATGTTGAAGATGAAGATAGGATACCAATATCAACAGCAATAGCACGTTCAGCACGACCTTCGGTTATATCACGACCAGCCACGTTACTCCTTAGGTTTTAGTTTTTCTGCTTCTTCTTTTAATTTTGCTGCTTGTTCTTGCATCGCAACCATATTCCAATACAGTGCGTAATAATCTATATCTAAACTAAATCGTTTCATATGCTTTACTAACGCACCTGTATGGGCGTGTACTGGTATACCAGCAGCCCTAACTTTGCGGAAGAAAACAATATCTTCGCCAATAAACTTATCGCCTAGACCTTCTTGTTCTGCAAACATAGACTGGCCAGGATACTTAGCACGTAATTTTGGCACAATAGATTTGTGCATTAGCACAAAGCCCATACCAGCAGAGTCAACCTCTAGTAATTTATCTTTAGGTAGTGGATGTATGTACTGGATTTCATACTCAGATATGTTCTTAAAGATACAAGGGAATGGTCTCATAACTGAGGACTCATTTTCCTTTGAGATAAAGTAAACACCACTAACTATTGGGCGTAAATCTTTATCTGCTGCGTCCCATACCTTCTTAAGTACATCTGTAGTTAGATAGATGTCTGAATCTACCCATAATATCCAGTCTGTCTTAACATCATCAGCCCATTTATCAAAGGCTACTTGTCTTTGTCTGCCTATCTGATTGCCTTGCACACGCATAGCATTGTTAATATGCATGCCTGCTTGTGGTGCTGTAAGTATTACGTAGGCTAAACCTTCGGCAAACTTACCATCTACCATACCATTATCACACCAAGCAATTGTTACTGTTTCTTTTGGTCTTATCATTATAGTCCCCTTATATTTGATTAGATGAGCAGTTTTAATCCATGCTCAGGGATACAGATTACTCTGTAGGTATTGCTACTTTAATCCACTCTTTGTTATATTCAGACCACTTCCATCTAAATTCTTCAACCTCATCTGGTTTAGCAACTGGTGCTTCCCAAGTAAAAGTTGTGTAGTTTAATTTCCATGAAGGATATGGTTGCGGTGGAATAAACACATCAAAATCTGAATCATATTTATACCCAATACCAGCATAGTTTGCACGGATGTTTCCATTATAGGAAGTTCTTTTACAAACTTGACCTCTAAGGTTTCCATACCAAGTTTCAGTATCTAACCCTTCAATGGTTTCTGTTTCATCAATACCTGTAATAACTTCTGTTACTACATTATCTTTATCTAAAAAAGCGTAATGTGCCATTATGCCCAACTCACATTTCCAGAGCCAGCAGTTATTGTGGCTCTCTTGTATCCACCACTTGCAGAACTTTCAGTACCAGTTAATCCAGAGCCAATAGTAATTGTTTTTGTATCTGAATAACGAAGAATTACTATTCCTGAACCACCATTACCACCTGTTCCAGAGCCACCGTTTCCGCCACCACCAGAACCTGTATTTGTTGAGCCAGCAGTTCCACTGCCAGCGTTCATTGCTGCAGATGCACCGCCACCGCCTGAGCCACCTGCTGCTGAACCTGTTGAGGTTGCGTGTGGACCACCACCGCCACCACCTGCGTATGTAACAGACGAGCCAGTAATTGAAGTTGTTTGTCCAGCACCACCAGTGCGAACATTTCCTGAGCCACCAGCACCACCCACGGCACCCGCTCCACCGCCACCACCTGCACCATAAGGGTTGGTAGCGTTATTAGCACCTCCGTTAAAACCTTGCACTGGGCTTGCAGTTCTAGTACCACCAGAACCAGCAGTACCACCTGAACCCGCACCACCACCAGAACCACCGTCTCTGCCAGAGGTATCTACTCTCGCACCACCGCCACCTCCAGTAGAAGTTATGGTGTGGAAAACAGAATTACTTCCGTCAGAACCAGGGTTATTTGCTCCATCTGCCCCACCATTACCACCGCCACCAACAGTTACTGTGTAATTAGTGCTAGCAAGTAGATATAATGCAGATTCTAAACTACCACCACCACCAGTTGCAGTAACGGTTGAGCGAAATCCTCCTGCCCCACCACCACCACCGCCTTGCGCTGCTTCGGAACGCCCGCCACCGCCACCGCCCGCAATTACAAGATAATCTATTGTAATTAAATCAGGAATAGTAACTGAATTAGTTGCAGAAGTTTCTGGGCTATCACCATTAGCATTTGTTGCTTTAACTTTAAATGTGTAAGCACTGCCACCCACCAGACCAGTAAATGTATGGCTAGTAGAACTTGTTGTTGATGCAGTTTGTGCAGTTCCAGCAGTTGTTCCATTTAGATATGGAGTAATTGTAATAGCAGAAAGAACTTTTCCACCAGTTGCTCCAAGTGTCCAAGTTACGGTTACATCTGATGTTACTCCAGAAGTAGATGCAGTTCCAATAGTTGGTGCCTGTGGTCTTGTAGTGGCTGTTACCGCTGCTGCATTTGGAGTATTAACAGTAGTTCCAAAATTATTTTGAGCATTACCATAAACTGTAAATGAAGTTGCTGGAGTTAAACCAGTAAGGGTTACTGTTGTGCTAGAAGTTGAGGCATAAAATCCGCCTGCTGTTGTAAAAGCATTATATTGTGAAGGTGTGCCTCCACCAGAACCAGCAGAAAATATTACCGATAAAGAACCACCAGAAGCATAAGCAACGGTTCCAACATCTGTTACTGAAGTAATTGATGGGGTAGATGGGGGTGCAGATACTGCAAC